TGCTCATTTAGAAAGTGATGAAACTCATGATGTTTATTTAAGACCACTTAACATGGTTGCTGTTCCTATAGAGCAAGGCAATCAACCATATCAGATTCAAGAAACACAAGAAGCTGATAAAGGTATATCTAAAAAAGATACATTATCTTCAGTAGATTTTGGAGTTGAATCAGTCAGACAAGATAGAGTTGAAATGACAGAAGAACCTCGACATGAAGAAAAATATGTTGCTGAAATGCCTAACGGTGCTTGGTGTGTTCTTAGTCATGAAGACAATAAACCTATTAAATGTTTTAAAACAGAGGCAGAAGCAGAAGCTTATCTAGATGACATGAAAAAAGAATTCAAGGCTGCTTCAATATCTGCTAAGGTTAAAAAAACACTACAAAAGAAAGTAAAGGACCACAATGCAAAGAATCCAAAATATAGAGCAAGTTATGGAATGTTGGCAGCTGTCTTCAGACGAGGTGTTGGTGCCTATAGAACTAACCCAGCTTCAGTGCGAGGTAATGTCACTGGAGCAACCCAGTGGGGAATAGCTAGAGTTAACGCATTCCTTAAAGGATTAAAAGGTAGATTCCCAAGAACAGCTTTTGACCAAGATTTACTTCCTAGTGGACATCCATTAAGTTCAAAGAAATCAGCTAAAGCTGCATCAGTTAAAACTGGTGACACTGTTAGCTGGTCCATAAATAAAGACCCCGACCCACCTTCAACAGTCCACGGCGTAGTTACTTCTGTCAATAGTGACAAGAAAGAAGCAACTATGATGGTATGGGCAATTATGGAAGATGGTTCACATCAAAAAACTGATAGAAGTGTAAAACAGCCAATTTCTAAATTAAAGAAAATTAAAGATTGGCGTAAAACCGAAAAAGCAAAAGATGATGTCACTAACTTTCCTTCATCTGGAGACAATCAAAAAATATCTATGAGTAACTCTAAATTTAAACAATTCCCAGATTATGCATACGCTAAAAACTTAAAAGAAAATTATCCAAGTATTTGGAGAAGAGCAGGTAACGGAGGAAATCCACCTACTTCATTTACTGGTAATGATGCTTTTAGGAACTGGACCAAGTATAGAGCAGGAAACAGAAGTGGAGCTGTTCTTTCTTGGGTTAAGAGAAGAGAACGTTTTATGAATAGACATCAAAACAATAATCGTCTTAATGGCGCTATTGCTGTCTTGAAATGGGGCGGAGTTACCAACGGTGGCGTATCTCAAATGAAGAGTCTTATCAACGAACAAAAGAAAAAAGTTGATGCTCGTAAGAAAAAAGCCCAGTTTATGCTTGAAGAAAAAACAGGCAAAAAATAAGTGTTAAAATATAATTTAGAGAAAGAAATTTAGGGGATGAAATTGAATAAAGAATCAAAAAATTTTGAATTTAAAACAGTAGATGACGAAAAAGGTTCTGTCGAAGCTGTCTTTTCTGTATTTAACAATATGGATACAGATGGTGACGTCATGGTACCAGGCTCAATAAAGTCTGGATTTAAAGATAATCAAGTGCCGATGGTCTTCGCTCATAAGTGGGACCAGCCAATTGGAAAAGGAGTCATCTCTCAAGATGAAAACAAAGCAGTATTTAAAGGTAGCTTTTTTATGGATACCGAGGCTGGTAAGGAGGCCTATGCACTGGCCAAAGGAATGGGAGACTTACAAGAGTGGTCATTCGGATTCAGAATTGATGATTCAGAAGTAAAAGGTTTTCAATCAGAAGATATGGAAGATGAAATTGACGCACGTTATATCAAGAGTGCAACTGTGTACGAAGTATCCCCAGTACTAGTTGGCGCTAATCGTGAAACTTATACTCTTGCTATAAAGTCTGGCGAAGAAGCAGTTTATGAAGACGCTTCAAAAGCTCTTCCAAAAGATGTTTTCGAAACAGAAGAAGAAGCTCTTAAAAGAGCTAAAGAAATGGGTTGTGATGGAACACACACAATGGAAATGGATGGAAAAACTTATTACATGCCATGTTCTACTCACGAATCTTATCTTGCCTCACAGCAAAAAGCTCTTGATGAACAAGAAGAGCTAAAGTACGGTAAATGTACTTATGAGGAAGATGGCAAATGCGCCAAAGAAAAAGAAAAAAGCTTAACTTCAGTTGATGTTAAATCAATTGATGAAGTTTCTGATGCTGACACTGGCATGACAGGTGTTAGATTTTCAGACGAGGTGAAGGATGTGCTTGCTGCATTAGAGAGCCTCATTGTAAGAGCAACTAGCATTAGCGAGTTGCGTAAGGGAGAGGGCAGAAAGTTGTCAGATAATGCAACTTCCGCACTACGGGCCGTTCGTGAAGACTTGAACGATGCTTGGGCTGAAATCGACCAACTCATAGAGGACGTCGCTGAAGTACCAGCCGATTCAGAAGAAGAAAAGACAGAAGACCCAGCACCAGAAGCTGAAGCTATTGAAACCGAGGAGATTGTTTCAGAAGTTGAAGAATCATCTACTGAGGAACAAGTAGAAGTAGCTACTGTTGAAGAGGTCGTTGTCGAAGATGAAACTGAAGAGGAAATCGCAGAAGACGAGAATTCCGATGAATCTGAAATAGCTGAAGCTGAGGCTGAGGTTATTGAAGAATCCGCAGATGCGCTAGAAGATATTGATTCTGATTTATTTGAAGAAATTCAGCAAACACTTGCTGAAGCTTCAATTGCGGAAATCGACGAATAGTATAAGCAAAAAATTAAGGAGACTATTCTCGTGAACGATATTAAAGAACTCAGAGAAAAAGTCGCTGCTAAAAGAGCTGAATTAAAAGAGCTTTTCGATGCTAAAGAAGGCGGCAAGTACACATCAGAGCAAAAAGGAGAAATCCAAACTCGTAATGATGAACTTGCAGGACTTGTAGAAGAAGTTAATCTTCTTTCCGCAAAATCTTCTAACGAAAAAGCTATGAATGAAGATTCAGAGCCAGTTAGCGGTGGCTACGATGCACCACAAGAAGGTGTTAGCTCCATTGGTGAGACATTTGTTAAATCAGATGCATATAAAAACTACATCGAAAAAGGTGTAGGCGGAATCGACTCAACAGTCGCTTTCAACCCAATGAGCTATAAAACACTACTTGGTGCAGGTACAACCAACAACTATCCACCAGAGGTCTTAAGACAACCTGGTGTGTTAGAAACTTCCTTAAGGGACCCAAATGCTGTTATTGGACTTTTCGACCAAATCGAAACAGACCAAAATGCATTTCAGTACCTAGAGGAAACCACATTCACTAACGCTGCTGCTGAAGCTGCAGAAGAAGGAGCTGCTGCTGAAGCTGCTCTTGATTTCACAGAGCAAACTGCTGCAATCAGAAAGATTGCTGTTTTCTTGCCAGTGACAGAAGAACTTCTTGCTGACGTTAGTGGTATCCAAGGATACGTAAACTCAAGACTATCAACAATGATGAGATTGAGATTAGATGGACAGTTACTATCTGGTGATGGTACTGCTCCAAACTTAGAAGGTATCTTAGATGCTGGTAAAACAGGCGTTAATGCTGTTAACTTCTCAACATACACCTCTGGTGGCGGAGAATTAGGCAGAATGGGCGCAATCTATGAAGCAATAACTGATATCAGAACAAATGCTTTCGTAGAACCAGATGCAATAGTTATGCATCCTAACGACTGGTTACAAGTTGTAACATCAGTTTCAGACATTACAACAAGCGGTTCAAAGAACCCATTGTTCGTGGCTGCTGGTGGATTCAACGGTGCTGCACAAGCAACACTTTGGGGATTAAAAGTTGTTCCGACAACTGCAATCTCTGAAGGAACCGTATTAGTCGGTAGATTTGGTGGCGGAGAAGCTGCTCACATCGTTATGAAACAAGGTATTGATATCGCTGTTTCTGACAGTCATTCTGACTTCTTTTCTAAAGGAAAAGTAGCAATCAGAGCGACAATGAGAGCTGGTTTCCCAGTTTATAAACAAGCTGCGTTTACCAAAATCACAAACTTCTAAGTTAGAAGTTAGTTTCGTAGTGGGGGATGAAAGTCCCCCATTACACAATCAAAAAGGAATTTAAATGGAATTTATTAAAGTAGAAAAAGACATCTGGAAATTACAAGATGGTTCAATCTTTGAAGGTTCAGCTAACGAGCTTCCAAAGTCTAATGCTTCTAAAATTGCTAAAGCTGGCATGGAGTATAAAAAAGAATATCTTGAAGGCCAAGGCTGGGGTGCTAAGAAAAAAGAAGCAGCTCCTAAAAAAGCTGCAGCTAAAAAAGCTCCAGAGACCAAAGCTGTAAAACCAGAAGACGTAGAAGACAAGTAGGTCCTAAATGGCACTGAGCGCAGTTTCTGATGTAGAAAAGGTTCTTGGCGTTGATTTGTCTTCAAGTGATGAGACAAATGTAACTAATGTTTTTATACCAGCCGCAGACGCTGCTATAGAAAATTATGTTGGATATTCTTTAAATTATGAAGCATCGATAGCTGAGACAATAGACGGTAACGCCGATGATTCGATATATCTAAAAAGAATACCAATAGTATCCGTAACATCCATAGTTGAAGACGGAGTTACATTAACAGAGGGTAATGATGAAGATTATGTCGTTTATAAGCAATTAGGTCTTGTAAAAAGAACAGGTCTTCAATACTGGAGTGCACAAAGGCTACAAAACATCGTAGTTACTTATGTTGCTGGATATTCTGATTCAGAGGGAACAGCACAAGATATTCCAGAAGATTTAAAATTTATATCCGCAAGAGTTGCAGGAAGGTTATTTATATCCTCAGCCTCACTAGCAACACAACAGTCAACTGGCGAAGTTTCAACAAACATTGCAGATAATACTACAGATTCTAAATTTCAAATGGTCAAGTCTGAAAGTTTAGGAGATTATAGAGCTGAATATGAATCAGTATTAGACCAAATGAATCAAGAAGTGCTGAATCCAGCTGATAAACAGATTTTATCTAAATATAAAAAACAATACTTCACATCTGCTGGTATATTAGACTAAACTAATATTATGGATATTGAAGTAAATAAAGCTAAAAGAAAACAATATTTTCAAGAAATTGAAATAGAAGATTTTTTAGAAGCTGTCATAGGGCAAATGAATGCTCTTAGAATGAATAAAATAAACCTCATACAAGATATGGATGATATCGTTAATGATTATCTAGCTGTATGTAAAAAATACCCTATCAAGTAAAATGGCAAGGTATGATTACAAGTGTTCTAAATGTGAACATGTCTTTGAGGTACAACACTCTATACACGATGAACCAAAGGTGAAATGTGAAAAATGTAAAAAACTATGTATTAGACAAATTAGCAGTAGGGTTAATCTCTATGGAACTGTTGGCATTGACTGGAATAGCAATCCTAATGATGCTAGTAAATCAATGAAAGATAGAGCTAGAAAAGCTGGAAATAGAAAAGTTAAATTTTAGAGTTTTCGCAAACAGCGCAAACTACTTTACCTTCTTGGACAGGCCGTCCACAATCTAAACATTTAGACATCATATAAAGTATATGTTAGCAGAATTTCTTCGTCTGGCATTACATCTCTATTTATTAAAAGATAATAATATTTACCAATTTGTATAAGTTCACTGTTTGAATCTTCACTGTGATTAATAAATCCACCTAAAGGCGTCCTTATTCTGTTGTCTTCAAAATCACTGTTCTCTACATGAGATACACCTAAATTTGTACCACGCGAAATTATTTGCGTCGAAAATAGGCCTAAGCCCTCTATAGAGGAGTTTTTAACGGTTACTTCCACAGGAAGGGGCCGATAGTTATCTTCTTCCATTTTCTCTATCATTTAAAGATTTGTACATTTCTTTACTAAGAGACTTGTACAACATTTTTTTATTTTTCTTAGAATCCTTCATCTCTCCACCTCTTTTCGTAATAGCTAGGATTTTCCCAACACCACTTACTTGAATTCCAATCTCTAAAAGTTACTTTACTATAAGTATCTTCTGCAAGAATTGAAGCCATTTTAATATTATAGTAGGGAACATACTGAACTTGTTTAGCTTGTAAAAATCTTTCATTTATACCTAAGAGTGGCCCTTCATACGGTTGCCCGTAATGAAGGATAATCCACTCATCCCACGCAGGTAAATCATTCTTCTCTGCTATCCAATTCCACGTTGAAGGTATGAATTGCATAACACCAGAATCATCATCTTCACTACGGTAGGCATTTCCCTTACCGCGACTCTCACACCAACCTATTCTTACAGCTGTGTATAAATTTTCTTCATCAAAGTGTTCTACGTAATGTGGTAAATGAACCACCATAGAAGAAGGGACCTTATCAATACACCCTCTAATCTGATTTAGATTATTAATTGTGGGTATACCGTCCCCATTGCTAAAACTAGCTAAGAATATTAAACAACTTGTTATCATGATTCCATACTATGGTACAGAATGCTTTAAGTCAAGTATTTAATTTTTTGGTCGCATCAGCTAAAGCATTATCTTTTGAGTTACCTACACCGTAAGAAAGTTGTTTGTAATCAACCTTTCCTCTAGCATTGGTGACTTTTTC